ATGGCGAAGTCCAGATCATCCCAAACGGTATCATCGCCTTGCATCTGAGAGGCGAGGATCTGGCTGGGGGTGGCGCTCATGGTAGCCCCGCCTTGCACCACGGGCAGGGTCTCGGTCCCTGCCAGGCTGGTGACGGCGGTCAGTTGCGAGATTTTCTTATCCGGCATGGCGATTACTCACTGAGCAGGTATTGCGGGTTGCCGGCATTATCCGGGCTGGATTCGAGCACTATCGCCTGCCCCGTCTCTTGCAGCAGCTCCGCCTGAACCGTCTGTTGCTCGCGGCGTTCCGCCCACGGCAGGCGGGAGAGGCGGGTCAACCACGACATCCGCAGTAATCTGGCCATGGCTTAGCTCGGTGTCCAGGTGGTCAATTCCACGCGGGCGGCGCCATTGATCGCACGAGCATAGATATAGCCCGGCCCAGCGAGGGCGCGATTCCAGGCCTCGCGTGAATCAGCCATGAGGGTATGGCCATTGTCCAAACTGACGGGCGCCACGGCGGCATCCTGGGCGCAGAGGCGCACGGGGGAGGCGCCTGGCAGGGTCAGGGTAAATTCCAGGCCGCTGGACACGAGTAGGGACCATGCGCTCGTCAGGGCCGTATTGGGCTGGGTAGCCATGGCGGGACCTCCGCAGCGGCGACCAGGGCCACCGCGATGAATAGGGGCGGGCGCGGGGTGGCCGCGCCCGCAGGTCTTACTCGGTGATATTGCCGAGCTTGTAGGCGGCACCAGCGAAGATGATGGCCTCATCCACATGCTGCCGGGCGCGGATGATGGTGCTGCGGCGCTCTTCCTCGCGGTAGGACTCCACCACGACCGTCTGCGGGGCATCGGCAAACCACAGGAAGGTGCGCCCAAAGATCGGCTCGCGCAGGCGGTCGCCGCCGGTCGAACGGCGAATCAGATGGACATATTCATCATCCATCAGATCGGCCAGGGTGAAGGACTGGCCCTTCTTGGCGCTGTCGCGCTGACCGCTGGAGACCAGAACATCCAGGCCGAGATACTGGCTGAGGATGCGGCGCTGGGCCTCCTCTGATCCCATCTCGATGGGATTGGTGTACTTGAGGGCTTCCTTCAGCTCGCTGGTATTGAGCACACTGCGGAAGACTTTGTAACCCATCGCCACGGCATTGGGCAGGATGCCATAGGCCGCACGCATGGCCTCGCGCGCCGTCTCGATATTGGCGCGGGGGGTGGCGGTGGTGGCCTTGTTCCATTCCGTGGTGATGTTGCCCGTGATGGCATTGGCTTCCAGGGCGGCAATAACCCGCTTTTCGTGACCGCGCAGAATCGTATCCACGCAAATCTCGGTGGCGATCATCTCGGCATCGAAATAGCGGCGATAGAGGGCGGCCTCCACGTCGTCAACCGGCTCTTCCCAGCCGTACTCTTCGGCCTTGTAGGTGCCGGTCTCGAATTCCCACTCGCCGCGGTTATAGGTGCCGCGGGGCGCGCGTTTCGTATCCTTGTCCTTGAGCAAGGCCTCGATGGGGATCTTCGGATAGTCCGCTGATTGCTCGGCGACTTCAAAGACGGGCATTACATCCAGGCCGATGAAGCCACGGTTGGGCCCATCGATCAGATATTCATAGGCCAGCGTGCCAAGATCGGGCCGCTGGAGTGTCGTAGCAGAAGTGGGACGGGGCATTTAAGTTACTCCTTAAGCGGTCAAAATCTTGCGGGTGTATTCGATCCAGATGGCGGTCAAATACAGGGCATTGGTAGCGTGGGCGGCCGGCGTCAATTCGACCGACAGCGTTTGGGCGCCCGCAGGCACATCACCATGCGCAATGGTAATGGTGTATTCGGCATAGGTGGCCCCAGTTACCGCGCCCGAGTCGTCCTCGACCTTGGTGTCGCCCTCGTTAAAGTAGCTGTCAGCCGAGATGACGGGGATATCGTCGGTGCCGGCCATGGCCGCGCGGAAATGGATGACGACATCGGCGGCATCGTTCAGATCAGGCGGCAAGGGCACCTGAAAGCCGATGGCATCGGAATTGCCGCCTGCCCAGGCCACGCGCCAGGCGCCATCGGTATCGCCGTTAGCGGCTCCGAGGATCGGCGTCGTATCGGAGGCCAGCAGGCCACCGTTGCCAGCAACATCAGAATGAGTGCCAGTAGTCAGCTCGCGGACGGTGGCCAGCGGGACCGGGATAAAGCCCTGGGCCGTCAACAGACCCTGATAGATTTCCGCCAGGGCGGCTTCGACATTGGCCGCATCGGTGTGAGTGTCGGCATCGACGATTTCAATGTTTGCGGCGGTGTCGCTGAGGACGTTATAGGGCACCATTTCGATAATGTCGCCGGCAGTGGTGCAGGCTTCCATGGCCTGGCCAATGGCATTACCGGCGCCAGCGGAATTGTCCGTGACCTTGCCAGCGGCGGCGCCATATAGCACGGCGGCGTGGGCAAAGGTATCAGCGGCGACGACTTCCTGGGTACCGGGATAGGTGCGCAGGCGCACGGCAACCGGATCGCCCGAGGCGACAGCGAACTCGGTGATACCGATGTGCTGCTCGCCCAGTCCGGCCACTTCGACCTGCACCGGCAAAGTGGTGGATGGCGAAGTGAGCTTGACGCGGATATTGGCGCCGATGGCGCCGGAAGCGGTGTAGGTCCGCAAACCAGAATTCTCAGACATGATGGACTCCTTAAGCGGCGCGGCCGTTGTAACGGGCGAGGTATTGGGTGTGCAGATCCGGGTGGCTGGCGGCGACGGCGCGAATGGCGGCACCGCGGCTCTCGCCGTTGGCCATGACGGCGGCGACTTCGGACTCGAAGGTCGCCTGCTGGCCGCCGGTGTCAGGGGCGTGGCGCAGCTCGGCGCCTCCCTGCTGGGCCCATGCTTCGATCAGCGCGGCGCGGGCCTGCTCCAGGGTGGCGCCCTCGGCAATCAGGGCCGGCGCCAGATCGGGGCGGCGGACGCGGCTGCACAGCTCGGTGATGGCGCCCACGCGCGCGCGCTCGGTGGCGGTGGCTTGAGCCGACGCCTGGCTTTCACGCAGTTGAATCTGCTCCTCGGTGAGAGGAGCGGGGTGGGACTCGGGCACGGTATCCGGCCCAAGGGTGCTGTCGTCTGACATATCAGATCCTCGGATTGTTACCGGATACTCCGGCGGGGTACCGTCCCGGCGCAACTGAGCGCCGGCATCGGCGGGAACGGGGACAATGGACAATTCCAGCGGCTCGAAACGGGTGACGCGCACCAGGTCGGGCTCGCCTTTGCGCTCCGCCTTCTGGCGCTCCATGGCATGAATGGCGTAGCCAATCGACACATTGCGCAGGATGCCGGCGGCGATGTCGGCACGGATGCCGGCGACCTCGGGGCGGTCGGAGAGGCGGATCTCAGCATGGCCCTGGCCGCCATCGACCCAAGCGCGGTCAACCACGCCGATGACGTTGTTCAGGCCATGGGCCTGGTGGGAATTCAGCACCGGGGCGCCAGCATTGAAGCGGGCCAGATCGGCGCCGGTCAGGTCCAGTTCTTCCATGAAGACCTCATCCGCCCAGAAGTCGTAGCGGCGGACCTGGGCGCCGGTGCTCCACACCACCTCAAGGGCGGTACCAGCGGCGGCTTCGCTCGGGCGCTCAATGCGCGCCAGGCGCGTTTGCAAAGGCAATGTATGGGTCATGGCGCGGAGTCCTCTTGATCATTCGGGGGCGTGGCCGCCACAGCGGCGGGCCCAGTGGGCGGGTGGCGGCCGTCGCTGTCGAAGGCGATGCCCAGCTTGTCGAGTTCGGCGAGATAGGCGGCGTGCTCGGTGGCCAGGACCAGGGGGTCGAAGCCATGGGCGCGGATGGCTTGCGGCAGGGACATGAAGCCGGCGCGCACCGCATCGCGCAGGGCGGGGATTTCGCGGGCCGGGTCCACCACCTGGCGGGAGGGCGCCGTCCACAATGGCTGCTCGGGGCGGCCGTTGAAGCCGCCGATAGCCTCGGCGTCCAGGTACCAGCCGACCAGCGGCACCAGGAATTGCGGCGCCAGCAGTTGCCAGCGCCAGGATTCGATGTTGCGTGAGAATTCCTGGAAGCCCATGCGGGCCGAGCTGAAATTCACTTCGGACAGGTCACCCGTGAGCACGTCGTAAGGGATGCCG